GGGATGATGAAGACCTGCCCGCCGGCAGAGGCTGCGGCGGAGGGGAACGAATAGATGCTCATGCTTTTGCTCCTTTGCTGCGCTTGGCCTTCGCCAGGCTCGGCGCGGATTCAATCGTCAGCGGACCGGAACCGGACGGCACGTCGCCGACCAGTTCCGCCCGATCCTGCGTGACAAGCTCGGACGCGGCCATCGGGTCAACCCGCACGACCTCGCCCGGCTCGACGCGCGCGCCCCCAACCAGGAACGCGCGCTTTACGCGGATCTCAACCATCACGTGATCGTGTGCGCGTAGCTGAACGCCCCGGCGTAGCGCAGGCCGACATCCATCGTGTACAGCGCCCGCACGCCGATAATCCCGGCCGCAAAGCTGGCGTATGGATTGACCTCGACCTCGAGGACGCCCCACTCGGCCCAGATCAGATCTGACCAGTCGCCGAACAGCATGGTTGCTGACGACATCTGGTTAGAGGCCATCGCACGGTAGCCGGCCATCTGGCCATCCCAGATGTTGCCAACCCACAGGGGCGTGTCGGTATTGGAGAAACGCTGTTCCGCCATCATCAGCGCCGCGACGGCCGGCGTGGTGACGTAGCCGCCGCGCTGCGGCATGACGTTGGCGCTCGCGACGTCCGACTGGAAGTCGAGAATGCCGGTGTAGCCGAGTGACGTGCCAGTCACAGAGCCGATGCCGGTGACATTGACGATGCCCATCGGCTCACCGCCGGCGCCGGAACCGCGCAGCGCGGCCACGTCGGCCGCGAGCGCCACGACGCGCGCCAGATCGGACATCACGAGCGACTCGGCGTCTGGAGAGGACTGCAGCGTCAGCTGTCGGCTGATCTCGGTGTAGGCGCCGACCGTCTTCGGCCCCAAGGTGAGCTGGCCGATGGTCGGCTGGCTCTCAGTCGGCCCGGAGGTTTCGGACGACAGCCAGTAAGCGGTCGCCGCAGCGGTCTGTTTCGGGATCGACACGTTGCCCTGCAGGCCCGACATCCGCGTGGCGCCCATCTGCAGGACCACGCTGCGGTTGCGCAGCAGCTCGATGAAGCCGACCTTGTCGGTGGCGACGAGGTAGTTGCCGCCGGACGAGCCAACGGCCAGGTCGCGCTTCTGGATCTCGAGCGGGACGAAGAAGGAATGCTCGTTGAGCAGCTTGCCGGACCGCTTCTGGATTGCCTGATGCGCCTCCAGTTCCAGGCCGGCATTCTTCCAGTCCTTGTGCACGATCGCGTTGATCGCCTTGATGATGCTGTACTGCCGCTCCTCGCGCGGCGACAGGCCGACCGCCGTGACGGCATTCTCGGCCTTGGTGCGCTCGGCGATGATCTTCAGGGTCTGCCGGGTCGCCTCGGCCACGCTAATGTCCTCGTCCTTCCAGCGCCGGATCACGTCGCCGTGGATACCGTACTGGTCGCCGAGGTTCTCCAGCGCCCGCTGCCGCAGCTTCTCGCCGACGGGATCGATCTCGCGGATCATTTCGGCGGAGGTTGCCGCCGACGTGTCTTTGTCGGTCATCTGTGATGCTCCAGATTTGGCGGCTGTTTCCGCCTTGCTGATACCGGCCCGGATAACCCGGACCTCCACTTGCTCACCGTCTTCCGATCGGCCGATGCCGACGCCAAAATCGGCGGGGACCGACACGATCGAGACTTCATGCGGCTCGAACTGCCGCGCGATGTAATCGCCGTCGCCGGCGTCCTCCACTTCCGTGACGCGGTAGCCAAAGCTGACGTTGCGCAGGCCGCCTTCGACCATGGAGCGCACCTTTTTCGCCTCCTCGTGATCGAACCACCGCGCCTGCACATAGGCGCGCTTGTCGCTGCCGATCCACGCCTTCTCGGCCATGCCGACGACCGAACTCCAGTCGTGGTTGAACAGCAGCGGCACGGCGCCAGCCTCAAAGCGGCTGACGTCCATGCCGCGCACGTCGAGGATCTCGCGGCCCCAGCCGCGCTCGACTGGCGCGTCCGAGGCGAACGGAAAACTGATCCGGTCGGCCCGGATCTCGATGCGCGCCGTCAGGTCACGCCGCAGCGCCGGCAGCTTCATCGGCTTCCTCCTTCTTGGCGGCCTTCGGTTTCGGTTTGGCGGCCCGCTCGACGAACGCAATGCGCTCGGACAGCGCCGCCTGCTGGCGCTCGATCTCGTCGAGGCGCGCAGCGATCGCGCTCATCCACTTGCCGCTGACCGCGTCCGAGGCTGCCATGTCGTCGACCTGGCTGCGCACGTCGCGCAGCACGGCCAGCGCCGCGGTCAGCTCCTGCGCCACCGGCGCCTGCTCCTTGGTGGCCAGATCCCGCGTCAGCGCCGCCACCGAGTCCTGCAGCTGGCGCCGCACCTCGGCGATGCTGTCGCTGATCAGCGCCCGGGTCTCGCGGCGGTCTTCCGCCGCCTCCATGCGCAGTTCCTTGAGTGCAGCCAACCATCGGTCCATAGCGTCTTCCTCGTCGGGTTGCGGCTCGTCCGGCGCCTCGGGCTCGGGCTCGGCGGCATCCTCTTTCATGTCGTCCGGCGACTCGTATTCGGTGTCGAATTCGAGATCCAGCTCCTCCATCAGGTCCAGTTCGCGGCGCCGCGCGTTGAGCGTGTCCTCGAGGTCTGCGCCGTTGCCGGTCGCGGCGATCACGTCACCGACCGTGGTGAAACCGGCAAGCACGGCCTCCTTGTAGGCAGCGACCTCCTTCGTCGGATCCACCCAGCCCCAGCCGCGCGGCTTGAACTGCACGGCCTCGAACTTGGCGCGGTTGGTGAGGTACTGCTCCGCCGGCACACTGGCGATGGCGCCGGACATGACGGCCAGCGACAGCCACTCGCGGTGCAGCGGCTCGCGGAACGAACGGATGAACCACTGCTGCAAAGCCTTCCAGAGGTCGCGGTCATCGAGCAGCGCGAGCCTGCTGCTGCTGTAGTTGCTCTGCGAGTAGTCGCGGCTCAGTGACTCGTACGACACGCCAACCGCGGCAGCGACCTCGCGCAGCATGTAGCGCATGAACGGGTCGAGCTGCGCATTCGGCCGGCCCGGCGCGAAGCCCTGGAACTCCTCACCGGGACCGAGGTGCTGGATCAGCCCGGCATCGAACTCGAGGATCTTGCGGTTGTCCTGGGTGTCGTCCTCTTCCGGGACGGCCGAGGACTTGATGAAGCCCATGTAGGCCGCGCTCATGCGTGCGGCGACGATCTCGGCCTCGGTGTAGCCGTCCATGTCGCGCAGACGCTTGGCGGCCGCATGGAACCACGGCACGCCACGGGTCTGTGGCCAGCGGTCGACGATCCGCAGGTGGATTATCTGCTCCGCCGGTACGCGGATCAGCCGGTCCGTGGCGCCGATGTTGCGGCGGATCTCGCCCGGGTGCAGTTCGCGGACCCAATAGGCCAGCGGACGCCCCATGCGGTCGACCTCGATGCCGAGCTTGGTCGTGATGCCGGCCGCTTCCGGCGCCTCATAGTCCTCCGCCAGACGCTCCGGCTCGATCACCTCGAGGCTCAGCGGTACGCGGCCGGTGCCGTCGTAGTGCTTGCGGATGAAGATCTCGCCGGCCTCGACGACCTGCGCCATCGCCATGCGCTCGAGGTCGGCGAAGTGCAGCACGCCGCCGGTGTGGCAGCTGGACGGCTGACACCACTCGCGCCAGACGGACTCGATCTCGTCGTTGACGCGGTTGTTGAGCCGGCCGCGGGTGGAGACCACGGCGGCCTGCAGGCCGATGCCGCTACCGACCACGTTGTTGACGACGATGGTGCGGACGCGCTTGCCGTATGGATTGTCGCGGACCAGGGAGCGGCTGCGCTGGCGCAGCATCCGCAGGCTGGTCGACAGCTCGTAGTCCTCGCTGGAATTGGCCGAGGACCAGTCCGACGTCAGCCGGGACTGGCGAGCGGACTCGTACATCCGCACGGATGCCTTCTTCGGGACGCGCTTGCCAAACGGCCACCACTTCATCCGCGCGCGAACCTCACGTAGTAGCGATTGCCCGCGATGCCGTTGGCCGCCGCATCCTCACGCGCCACCTCGATCTGCAATTCCGATCGCCACTTCAGGAGTGCGGCCTTGTCGCGGCGGATGCGGCGGTCGGCAATCGCTGTCTCGACCACGTCGAGCTGGTCCCGCGACGCCTTGTCCAGCAGGTAGGCGTCCAGCGCCTCGAGCAGCTGCTTGGCGGTCGAGCGGGTGTCGTAGGTCGTGGCGGCCGCGAGGTCCGGCAGGACGGTCAGCACGCCGTTGTAGACGGCGTAGACGCTGGTCCCGTCGGTGACGCGGCCGATCAGGCTGTAGGTGCCGGCGCTGTAGCTGTCGGTGCCGGTAACGGCGCCGGTGCCTGTCGTGGTGACGGCGGCCACCGACACGAGGTGGTCATTGCCGGTCGCCGCAGCGGTCAGGCTGATCTTGTTGCTGGCGTTGATCGCCGTGTAGGTCAGCGTCCAGCCGGTCGCCGGGTAGTCCGCGAACGAGCGTTTCCACGCCCAGGTTTCGCCTGCGCGTAGCTCGGTCGGCTCGACCTCGGGAATGGTGATCGCCATTGCCTGCCAATATGGCAGGCAGGGGGTAGTGGTCTAGGGGGTTGTTGCCGTTTTCGTACGGAATCGGCAACTACACGCCGCGCACCTTGAACCGCGCCGTCCGCTCCGCCACCCCAAGGCTGCGCAGCTCGAGGATGCGGTGTCGTCCCGTCGCCGCGCTGAAGTACACGTGTCGGCCGCCGAACTCGCGACGCAGGGTCGTTTCCCACTCCTGCCGCGGCAGGTCCTGGAGCAGCGTGATCAGACGGGACACCGAGTCCATCACCACCTCCGGGGATTGAAGCTCTCGCGCTGGCGCAGCAGGCGCGGCGGCGGCTGCTTGGCGGGTTCCGGCGGCTCGGCCTTCGCCTTGCGCGCCGGGATGCCTCCCGGGTGCAGCAGCTTGAGCGCCGCGTAGGCGTAGATCCGGCAGTCGAGCGCCTCGTTGCGCGGCCGGATCTTCTGCCACTCGCGGTAGCCGTTGGCGCGCGTGACCAGTTGCTCCGCGGCCAACTGGTCGAACCACTCCTGCGGCCGGCCGGTCGGGACGTGGACGTATCCAGGCCCCGGCGCCGTCACCCGCGCGATGCGCCGGTACAGGATCAGCTTCGCCTCGTCGACGCCGACAAGATGCGGCCGAAACCGGCCCTTGGCGGCCTGCGCGGCGATGCGCTTGGCGCGGTGCGTGCCGCTCTCGACCACCGGGTAGGCGCCCGCCCGGCCCTTCAGCGGCCACACGTAGCGGCCACGGATGGCGGCGCAGAACTCGTAGACCTTGCGCACCAGGTAGCCGGTGTCGATGCCTGCGGCCTGCACGGTCCAGCGGCCGCCGGCCGCGTCGAGATACGGTCGCTCCAGCCAGTCGCGCAGGTCCTCCCACACCTCCGGCTGCGCCGGCAGGCCCGGCAGGACGTCGTAGGCGATCGACCAGGACTCCTCGCCCTCGCCCCAGCCGACCACCTCGACCTCGAGCCGGTCGCCCTGGACGTCGATCCCGGCGGTGAGCACGCGCACGCCTTCGGGCACCTCGGCGCCGTAATCCTCGGCACGCGCCGCCAGGCCAGTCGGGTCCGCCTGCTCGCCGACCTCCTCGAACGGCAGGCCGAGGCTGGTGTTCCACCAGACCCGGTGCATCTCGGGATTGCCCTTCGCTGCCTCGAAGTCCACAGCGATGTCGGGGATCGTGCGCCAGGGACTGTAGAGTTCCGACAAATGGAAGCCGGCCACCCCGGCGAACGGCGCCGTCGCCTCCCAGACGCCGCGCTGGATGGCGTGCAGCCGGTCGCCCTCTGACCAGATCGCGCCGCAACCCTGGCAGGCGTAGGCGGCCTCCCGCGGCCTGTCGGCCGGATAGACCACGCGCTCCCAGACCATCTCCTGCGCATGACCGCAGTGGCGGCACGGCACCCGGAACTTGCGCTGGTCGGACTGCAGGTAGGCGGTGTGGATGCGGTCACCGACGAACGTCGGCGTGCTGGTCAGGCACACCACGCGATTCCAGAACGTGGCGCTGCGTTTGATAGCCAGCGACACCGGGTCGCCTTCCGAACCGGCGGATGCCGGGAAGCGACTGACCTCGTCGGCGAGGATCACCCGGCAGGGACGCGAGGCCAGCGCCGACGGCGCGTTACTGCCGACGAGCGTCAGGTGGCCGCCGGCGAATCGCTTGTGTGTAGTGGTGTTGCCAGAGTCCCGGCTGCGCGGATCTGCGACCTTGCCGCGTAATACCGGCGTATCGCGCAGCATCGGCGCCACGCGGTCCTTGGAAAACGCCTCGGCCATCTCGACGGTCGGCTGGACCATCAGGATCGGACTCGGGTCCTGGTCGATGAAGTAGCCGCAGATGTTAAGCAGGATCTCGCTTTTTCCGACCTGCGCGGACGTCATCGCCACGACCTGGCGGACGCTTGGGTCGGACACCGCGTCCATGATTCCGCGCTGGTACTCGGCGCGGCTCGTGATCCACTGGCCCGCCTCCAGACTCGCCTCCGACGACAGCATCCGCGACTGGTCCGCCCACTGGCTGACCGTCAGCGCCGGCGGCGGCCGCAGCACCGTCAGCGCCGGCCGCAGGCAACCCGTCAGATCGGCAAAGCTCGTCCAGGGACTCGGCGATGAGGCGGCGCAGGACATGCTCTACGCTCGCCAGCTCACCCGCGGCCACGACCAGCGGCGCGGCCTTGACCGGCAGGGAGAGCAGGCGCGCGCGCAGCACCGAGAGCGCCGCCTGCCAGGTCGAGAGGACGGCCTCGCGCGGTACGAGGACGCCGCGCAGCCGGTCGCGCTCCAGCTCGCGGAGGTCGGCGAGCATCTCCTCCTTGCGCGCCTTGGCCTCGGCAAACCGCTTCTGGGTGCCGGTACGCGGTCCCTTGGGTGCGCCGGCTCCGGGCCGTGCGCCGCCGCGACCGTCCACACGTTAGCCGGAATCCTT